CTTGGTTGGTGAACGAAGTCTTCAGTGCTGGCGCTGTTGCCATTGACGATGAAGGTATCGTCAAGATCACCTGCCGTGAAACTTAATCTAGGAGACTGACATGGCATTTTCAAGCACTGGTCTTGTGACCGTATGCGCAGCCAAATCTGGCAACGCACCCAGCATGTATCTGTACAAGACTGCAGATACCCAAGCCACGGTCAACACCGTGAGCTACTTCGATAGCATTGCATCGCTGTTAAAAGTCGGTGACATTCTCTTTGTCTATGACTCTACTACCCCCAGCTTGGTGTTGACTTACGTCAATGCCGTGTCTTCAGCTGGTGTGGTTGATATTGCTGACGGCACCACCGTAAGCGCAACTGACACTGATTAATTGGTGGTCAGTCAACTGGGCCAGCTTCTGGGGATTCTCGGAGGCTGGCCCTTCTCACATTGAGAGGTTTACATGGCTGCTGGCGACACTGGTGTTTCAATCTGCTCTGATGCCCTGCTGATGCTGGGCGCAAAAGCCATCACATCATTTAATGATGGCACTGATGCGGCCAGCGTATGCGACCGCCTGTACCCTGACATCCGCGATTCGGTATTGACTACCTACCCATGGACGTTTAATACAAAGAAAGTGCAGCTGGCTAAGCTGATCACTACCCCAAATTCTGTCTGGCGCTATGAGTATCAGCTGCCAGGCGACAGGCTTGGCACCGTGCGAGCCGCTTATGCAACTGCAGCGCAGAGCGCCTATCCGAACAAAGACTGGGAAATCCAGGGCGACAAGCTGTTGACCAACTTGCCTGCTGTTTACCTGGACTACCAGTACAGCCTTGGCGAGTTTGCAATGCCGCAATACTTTGTGCAGCTCATGAAGTACATGATGTCTTGGCACTTGGCCATGCCAATCACAGAACAAAGCGACCGTGCCCAATACTGGCAAGGTGTCGCTGTGGGTGGACCTGCCGAAAATGGCCGTGGTGGCTACATGCGCACAGCAATGAATATCGATGGCCAAGGCACGCCAACCAGAGTAATTGAAGACTTCAGCTTAATTGCAGTGAGGGGCTGATGCCACGCTTTGTTGACATTCAAACGAACTTCAGCACGGGCGAACTTGACCCCTTGTTGAGGTCTCGCATTGACTTGGCCCAATACAACAACGCGCTGGCCAAGGCCACCAATGTGGTGGTGCAACCCCAGGGTGGCATACGCCGCCGACCAGGACTCAAGTACATCATTGAGCTACCAAACACCAGCACCGAGTCTGCTGGCAATGGTGTACGTTTGGTGCCGTTTGAGTTCTCTGTGGATGACAGCTACATGTTGTGCTTTACGCATAACCGTATGCACGTTATTAAAGACGGTGTGCAGATCACGGCCATTAACGGTGGTGCCAATGCGTATCTGACAACCTCAATCACAAGCGCAATGCTGGGCCAGCTCAACTGGACACAGTCAGCAGACACCATGTTTATTGTTCACCCAGACTTGGCTCCTGTAAAGCTGGTGCGGGGTGGCTCAGACGCAACTTGGACAATCAGTACCGTCACCTTTTCAAACATTCCCAAGTACGCGTTTACCCTGACAACAACAACCCCAACGTCTGGCCACTTAACGCCCAGCGCGGTAGCTGGCAATGTGACTCTGACATCGCAGAACTCAGCATTTAGCGCGGGTAGTGTTGGCCAATACATCAACGCATACCCACAGGGCCGTGCTCGGATCATTCAATACATATCTGTGACCTCAGTCAAAGCTGTCACTGAATATCCTTTCTTTGACACCAGCAACATTGCCCAAGGCAGCTGGGAAATCGAATCAGGCTATGAGGATGTGTGGAGCAGTGGCAAGGGTTGGCCACGCACGGTGACTTTCCATGAGGGCCGCCTGTACTTTGGTGGCTCCAAGTCTCGCCCATCGACAATCTGGGGCAGCAAGATCGGCATCTTTGACGAGTTCATGCCGACCGAGGCATTTGATGATGATGCGGTTGAGGCAACTCTAGACACCAGCTCACTTAACGTGATTGTTGACATGATCTCTGGCCGTGACTTGCAAGTGTTTACTACGGGCGCTGAGTTCTATGTGCCTCAGTCAGGCACTGATCCAATCACGCCATTGACCTTTACGTTTAAGGGTGTAAGCCGCAACGGCATTAAGCCTGGCACCCGTGTTCAGTCTCTTGAGTCTGGCACGGTCTACATCCAGCGCCAAGGCAAATCAATCAACGAGTTCCTGTTCTCTGACACCCAGCTGACGTATGTGACGCAGCGCATCTCATTGCTGTCTGGCCACCTGCTAAAAGCACCAACCAGGATGTCTTTGCGCCGTGCGACCAGCACAGACGAGGGCGATTTGCTCATGATGGTTAATGACACTGACGGCACCATTGCTGCGTTCAGTATCATGCGTTCACAGCAGATAACTGCGCCATCAGAGTTCATAACCGATGGATTGTTCAAAGATGTCAGCGTTGATGTGACCGATATTTATACGGTGGTCAAGCGCACATTTAACAGCGTAGACCGCTACTTTATTGAGTTGTTCAGCTTTGATAGATTTACTGATTGCGCCTTTATTGGTGGATCGGCAGGCGGTGTTGGGTCTGGATTGCCCCACATTGGCAAGTCACTCAACGTGATCTGCGATGGCGTGCCGCAAGGCAACGAGACTGTCAGTGCTGGTGGTGCCGTTACGTTTGACCGTGAAAGCACAATTAGCTACGAGGTCGGCCTGCCCTTCACGGTCTACGCTAAGACTATGCCCTCAGAGATCAAGCTGCAAACGGGAACTCGCATTGGCTTTAAAAAGCGGATTGTGGAGATCAATGCGCTGGTAGACAACACTCAGCACTTAGCATTGAATCAGAACCCTGTGCCATTTCGCACATTTGACAATCCATTGCTTAACTTACCAGAGCCTACATTTACCGGCAGCAAGCGCGTCAATGGCGTGCTTGGCTATAGCCGCGAGGCGAGCATTGAAATATCACAGAGCTTGCCGCTCAAGATGACCTTGTTGGGTCTTGAGTACAAGATTGCCGTGACCGGGGGAACCTAATGGCTGATTTTACTTTTACCGACTTTACCGATTTAGCAAAGACTGGGTTTGACATATTCCAAAGTAGCGCCAACACAGCTGCTCCCTATCTTGGACTTGCAACGGCAATCACTGCTGCTGGAGCACAAAAGACTGCAGCTATTTATCAGCAAGGTTTGTATGAGGTACAAGCGATTGATACTTTGCGGTTTGCTCAAATCCGCACAGATCAAGACCAGAAGTATGCTTCAATTCAAGCTGGACGAAAACTCTTATCAGCTGAGAGACAGGCCTTAAATTACACAATTCAAGGCAATACATTACTTCGCGGTTTAGAGCAAGCCAACGCAGCAGTGCGTGCGCGTGCGGCGGCCAATGGTATTGTGTACAACGAAGGATCAGCTGCTAGTGTGCAGGCTGCCAATGTAGGCGCTGTATACCGAGATGTAGGCATGTCAAACCTCAATGCTTTAACAGCACGCATCTTAGGTTTTGAAGATGCTGGCGCAATGATCTTGGCATCCAAAGAACAAGCAGATCTGACCATGAGCGCTGCCGAAGCACAGGCCAACCAGATGCGCTTGGCTGGAGATTTTGGTGTCAAGAGTGGTGGTTTGTTGGCTGGTGCCGCCTTGTCGAAAGGCGTACTTGATTTTGCGCAGACTGTTAAAAACCCTTTTACATAAGCTAAACCATGGCAGACTTACCACTTATCCAATCAGGCAGAGTCGAGGCGGCAGGCATTCCTGGCGCTGTGTTGCCAACTGTAAACCCAACTCAAGTTGATTATGTTGGCTTAAAGGCTGGGGCTCAATACCAAGGTACTGTGGCCCAGACCCTAGACCGACTTAGTTTTCAGCTTTTTGGTATTGCAAAGACTGCAGCCAATGAGGCTGGCTTGCAGTATGTGGCAGACAACCCAATAAGTGATGAGCAGATGCTGGCTGCAAAGTCTGGTAATGTTGCGCCGCTCAAGCTAGGTGGCACGTTTAGTGTGTATGACCAGGCGGTGCGCAAGGCACGCTCATTTGAGTTGTCAGGTGTATTTGAGATGGAAGCTCGCACCCAGATGGCCAAAATGTTAACTGAGGTTGAGCTCGGAAAAACTAACACTGAGCAAGTACAAAACAAGCTCAGCACCATGATGGACGGGTTTAGCAAAAGCTTGTCTCAAGTTGATCCAGAGGCATCCCTTAAATTTAGAGCTACCAGCGCCACCATGGGCAATACAGTGCTAGCCAAGGCAGCCGAGTTTGAGATGAAGCGCGAGAAGGCTAACCGCTTGGTTAAGTTTGACGTTGATTTTGACAACAACATAAGTTTGCTTGAAGCAGCTGTATCACAAGGTTTTTGGATTGATCCAAGAACCCAGCAAAAGCGCAGCATTGAAGATCTAGCCGATGTATATCGCTCAACGATTACAAACAACTCACTGCTGCTAGGCGACCTTCAAGTTCAAAAACAATACAGCGACAAGTTTGAAGCAGCGCTCAAGAGCGCCAAGATCAATGCGGTAACCAAGTTTCTAGTCACTGATGATGTTGCAATGTCAGACACAGAAGCCACCTTAAAGAATATACAAATTGGCAATGTCGGCAAAATGTCTGATGTGGTTAAGGGCATGCTGTTGTCAGACTATGCATCAATAGAAAAGGTTTCAGCCAACTTCATGGTGGCCGTCAATGCGCGGAATTCTGCGGTCAATACACAACTTGCAGCCGACAAGCGTGTCAATGAACAAAAAGGTATTGATCTACTAGAAAAGATATTTGTGCTGCCAGAAGGTAATGCCAAGCGCAATCTGTTAATCAAAGATCTGATTGCTTTGCCAGCTGGTGCCGTACCCATTGGCACGCTAAAAGATTTGCTTGAGCCCAACAAGGAAGGCAACCCTGCCGTTGAGTTTAATTTGCTGAATGGCATCTACAACGGCACGATTAACACCCCTCAACAGATTTGGAGTTTGGTTGGTAAGGGTATTAATGGCAAGCAGGCTGTTGGCGCTTTAAAGCTACTCAACTCAGAAGATAGGCGCGACCAGGCTGATCTTGATCGTGGCTTGGCCAAGCTGGCAGGCATCCCCACCATGCCAGGCTCTGTCACTGTCCTTGATCCCAAGGGGGCAGAGTTTGCACAGCTGCAGCGTTTGCGAGCTAATGCTCAGCAAATTCAATCACAAGCGCTTATTGATGGAAAGGTCTTGACCCCTCGCATGGTGCTGCAACAAGTCGAAACTCAGCTGGAGGCAACTCGCAATACTGAGGGCGCAAAGGCTGCGCGGCGCACACTTGAGACCGTCTGGGAGAAGAAGGCAGGCGGCAAGATTACCCGCGACACCCTGCCTGCGCTTGAGAAAGCTGGCAAGTTAAAACCGCAAGAGATCACACAAATTAAGCGACTGCTTGACCAAGCAGAAGGAACTCCATAATGGCCTACAGCTCAATTGAAGACAAATACCTCTCGGCTCTGACCGCTATTCAATTTCCTGACGCGCCGGTTGAGCCAGTGTCGGCTGACATGCCAGAGCAGTCCATGCCCGGCAGGCAGCCTGGGGATGTGATGCTGGCCATGGGTGGTAGCGGAGCTGGCCAAGGCCGCACAAATAGACCTATGACCGACATACCAACAGCCATATTAGATCTTGGTGCTGGTGGTTTGCGGGGAGCAGCAACTCAAACGCTTGGCTTGCCGGGTGATATACAAATGCTTTACAACGGCGTTAAGTCTATTTGGAATAGACCAGAAGATCAAAGCAGATTAGATGCATTTGCCAAAGGTTTAAACGAGGGTACATTGTTTCAAACAACCGAGCAGATCGGAGCGCAAAACGAGTTCCGAATTCCTGGCACTGGCATGGCACTTCCAATGCCGCCTGTAATACCGCTTAATGCGCCAGATGCGGCAATGCGAGCAAACACCGCAAATGTTGGCCAAGCTTTTGGTGAGCTTATTCCATTACCAGGCGCAATTGATGCAGGTATTACTGGGACAAAAGCGCTTATAAACGCCACTAAGAACCTACCTGTTGGCATGAGTATTAAAGCAGTTGGTGATAGTGCTGATGCATTGCAAAGGCCAGTATTGAATCGTCAAGAAAAGGCTGTAATAAGTACTGGTGCCGGCCGCAAAAAAGACATACGCAATGAGGCTACTGCTATTGCAACAGACATGAAAACAAATTTTGCTGAAGCAGATGGATGGGCCCCAATTGAAATAAATAAAGTAGTTCCAAAATTTGACAAAGCAGGCAAATATGTAAAAGTTGAAGTTGAGCCAAAAGCTATTGCCTACGATTTTCACACGCCGCCAGAAGGTGTACCAGAAGAAGCATGGCAAGCCACAATGTCATCGCGGATTTTGGATGAGGTTCAGACTGTTGTTGATCGTGCCGCTGCTGGCGATAAAGCAGCCTTAGATATTTTGGCAGAAGCTAGTTGGTATCGGGCTATGCGTGATAGGTTACGCGCAGAATTTGGCGGCCTTGGTGATGTTTTTGCGGATGTCTTAGGTACAACCTCGGCGCAAACAGATGTTCGTCAAAACTTTAAAAACGCAGTGACGGTTCTTACAAAATTTAGCCGTGGCGATTACGATAAAACGCTGGCGGCTTATGAGGCAAGAGTTGCTAAAGGACAGCCAGTAGACCCCGAAACTTTAAGCGCTTTAGATAAAGCCGGTGATTTTGATTTAATTAAAAGTGATGCCGGTAAATTGTTTAATACAAATAGCCCGGCAACCATGGGCGCTTTGCTAGACATGTTCCGCGCAATTAAAGCTGGGGATTCTCCAAAGACTCCAAACTTTACAGGCAATTTAATTGGCTTAACCAATGAGGCAACCATTGATGTCTGGGCCGCTCGCATGTTGCGCAGATTGGCTGATTTACCAAGAATACCTCCGCCAGCAGAAAAAGGTGTTGGTGGTGCCCATCAAAAAGGATCAACATTATTTGAGCCAAAAGTAAGTGGTGAATTTGGTTTTGGCCAAGATGCATTTAGAGAAGCTGCTGACGAAATAAACAAAAGCGGAATTATTAAAAATATTGCCCCGGCCATTGGCGACCTTGGGCCAGACGACTTGCAAGCAGTTGCATGGTTTATTGAAAAAGAAAAATGGACAAACAACGGCTGGACAACAAAAGCCGGTGAAGGCGGGTCGCTTGATTACGAAATGTCATTGGCAGGCGCTGCTGATCAAGGCCGCATCAGTGATTTAAGAAAAGGAATCAACAAGTCATTTCAAGGGCCAGCACGGCGCAAGGGTGAATTGGAAATGGGGGAGCAGGTTTACGAGTATCGTGTCAACCCATTGCGAGAGCAAGACCTTGCAAACAAAGAGGCCATGCGGCAAGAGCTTTTGGGGTCCAAGGCTAGCGTTGATCGTTACACGCTTGGCGTTTCTGGAGAGCGTCCAGACAAACCAATGAGCAACTATGCGCAGGCCGAGCTGGCCGCTGAATTTGATGACGTTGTTCGCGATAACCCAAGCGTTCCAGCCTACAACTTGTCCAACACCTATGGGTCATTTATGGGTCAAACTGAGCGAGCCTTAAATGCTGAGTTTGTGACCCGACAAGACTTTGACCCAGCGCCACTTGAGCGCCGACTGGTTGAGCAAGGCAAGGCCTACGATCAAGATGCTGTTTTCATTTCTAAAGTAGTCCCAGATGGCGCGAGTCCAAACGCAAGACCCGGAGTTGAAATCTATTTCAAGCAAAAGATGACTCCGAATCAAATGGCCGCGGTCACAGCAAAGCTGCGCCAGTATGGCGTTGATGGCTTTACATATGTGACAGACATGCGCTTCAATGACCGCATCAATGTACAGGCTCGCGCAGGTGGAGCTGAAACCGCAGGTTTAAATGGACTACGTTTTCAGTACATTCCTGAGTTTGATGATGCGTACAGCGCGGCTGACCAAGCCAAAATCATGCAGCAAAAAGAAGATTTGTTCCAAGACATTGTTGGCGATATAATCAAAGAGGGCAACGTGTCGGATGCCCGATTGGTTTTCTACGACACTAAGGTCTACTTTAGGGGTGATTACGATGAGTACCTTACAAGAACAACTGGACAGGTTAATCCAGCGCAAGGGGGAGCAAGACCCCCTAGTGCAAATGTTGCGCAACCAAATAGAGGCAAACAAGTCAGGTCAAAATCTACAGGGCTTGTATCTGACCGGCTCCGTCAAGAAGAAACAGGAACAACCAACCAAGTAACTAGGGGCCGTCGCGCTCCAACGTCTGGAGCTAAGTGATGGCCATTCAACCTCTTGATCAACGCCTAAACAGCATCTTGCCAGCTGCAGCGCCAGCTGTTGCGCCAGCAGACCCAAGCAACCTAGAGCCAATGCCCGGCGCAGCTGAAGCTGGTGACACCGAAATGCCATTGACTGCCGATCCTGGTACGCCATCCATGGATGAAGGCATCCAAGTCGCTGGTCCAATGTCGGCTATACGCAACCTTGTAACCAAGCAAGCGCCAAAAGCAGAAAGAGCTTTAGTGCCAGAGGCCGCCCGTGCCCTGCCCGACGAGTTGCCTGATGCGGCCAAGGCTGGCCGGTTCAAGCTGATTCCAGAAGCTAGCCAAACATTGACCGAGGAAGTTGGCCGTGCCGCCAGCCGCAGGCAAACATTTGGCATCACGCAAGGCAAGCCTGGTGGCAAGCCTGATGAGCCGTTTAACCTGTCCCGCTACCAGACCGAGGATGCCGCAGCCATTGTGGGCGGTGTGGCTGATGCGCTGAACATTCGGACCAAGGCGGTCACATTTGATGAGATCAAAGCCAAGGCTGCAGAGTCTGGCATCAATGAATCATTCTTGACCAGGCTGATCGGCAATGACGGCAAGATGATGGCCAACGCTGTGGAGACTTATAAAGCGCTTGAGGTCCTTGAGTCTAGCGCCAATGAGTTAGACAAGCTGTTCAAGCTGGTCAACACCGGCATGGCCACAGACTCTGACAAGCTCATGCTGCGCCAGCAGATAGCCTTCCATGGATTGATCCAAAAAGGTGTCAAGGGAGTCCAGACCGAAACGGCCCGTGCCTTGGCGGTATTCCGCATTCCCCGCGACGGCAACGCCCAGGTCATTCGTCAGGTGCTAGATGAGTACGGCGGTGACGGCGCACTGCAAGACATGGCACGCAGCTATTTGTCGCTTGAGTCTCGCGCTGCGCAGAACTCAATGATTGAGAAGTCAATGATGTCTGGTGTGAAAGATGTCTGGTTTACCACCTATATCAATGGCTTGTTGTCATCAGGCGTATCGCACGCCAAGAACATTGTGTCCAACACCATGTTTGGTTTGTACCAAATCCCAGAGCGCATGGTCGCCTCTTTGTACAGCAATGTGCTGCCAACAGGCGTGCGCAGCTGGAAGTCTTTGGTGCCAGGCTCCGAGGCCGAAAAGATCGGTATGGACGAAGCGCTCACCATGGTCCAGTCGCTGCGCAATGGCATTGTTGAGGGCATGCAGCTGGCCAGCACTGCCTGGAAGAACAATGCTCCCAGTGATCTGATGAGCAAAATCGAGATGCAGCGTGGCGGTTATGAGCCCACAATCAGCTCTGGTGCGTTTGGCATTGAGCAAGATAAGTGGTTTGCTAAAGCAATTGATTACTACGGCACAGCCGTAACCCTGCCTGGTCGAGCTCTGCTGACCGAGGATGAGTTCTTCAAGGGTGTGCTGTACCGCATGGAGCTCAACACCCAGATCACACGCCGCGGCAAGACCGTCTACAGAGAGGGTGTAGAGGCTGGCTTATCCGAGACTGATGCCATGGCCAAGGCATCGCTTGAGATTGAAGGCCTGTTCCAGAACCCACCGCGTGATTTGGACGAAGCAGCCATGCTGTTTGCGCAAAAGGGGACGTTCACTGCTGAGCTGCCACCTGCATTGAAAAACTTGCAACAAGTGTTTAGCCATCCAGCTCTCAAGGTGGTGGTGCCCTTTTTTCAAGACACCGGCCAACATTGGCCTGCAAGTGATTGAGCGCACACCGTTTGCACCGCTGTCTTCTCAGTGGCGTGAGGAGATGGCCAAGGGCGGCATCTACCGCGACATGGCTCTAGCCAAGGTCACGCTAGGCTCAGCTTTCTTGGCCACCTTTGCCGCGTTATCTGCTGAAGGCCAGATCACTGGCCGAGGCCCAGAGCGCAAAGCAGACCGCGAAGCTCTCATGCGGGACGGCTGGCAGCCCTACTCCATCAAGATCGGCGACAGTTACTACAGCTACCAGGGCATGGAGCCGGTCTCTGCTCTGATGGCCGTGGCTGCCGACTATGCCGAATACGCCAAGCATGAACCCGATGCCAGCAAAGTGGAAGAGGTGTTCCTGGGCGCAACCTATGGTTTGTATGAATACATTAAAGAACAGCCATACCTACAAGGTGTGGCTGATGTGGCCAAGCTGATTGGCACCAACCAACAAGGCGCTGTTGACGGCAAAAAGATTGTTGACGGTCTGGTCAAACAGTTTGGTGGCTTTGCCATTGGCGGCTCACCAGCTGGTGTCTACAGCTCACTAGTGGCCGGCATATCTCGCCTATCAGATCCCACCAGAAAAGACACCAGAGCAGATCCTGAGTTGCCGATGGGTGTGCGCGGGTTTGTTGAAGCGTTTAACAAGTACAAGTCACGCCTGCCCTACTTCAATTCGGACCTGCCAGAAGCATTGAACCTTTGGGGTGACACGGTCCTGACTTCACGCGGCAATCCTATGG